GAGCAAACGGCGCGAATATCACCGGGAATATTACCGGAATAACTCAGAGACGCTTTCCGATCGCAAGCAGGAAGAACGCGACAACTTTGACCAGGCAACGACGTACTGGCGGCAGAAGATGCTGTTCGGTGGACGCTCTGCGGTATATCCGCAAGCGGATACACCGACAACGCGCCAAGTTTTTGGCACAGATTACAGGGAGGAAGAAGATGTATTGTGAAAAATGTGATGAAGCTGGTGGTAAGAAAACATTTGAAACTCAAGTATGCATGCCTATAAAAGGAAAGGTACAAAGCATAGACTGGTGCATACATCAAATTGTAGCGGCATTAAATGCTGGGGGCATAGAAACAGTTGCGTCGTGTTGCGGTCATGGGAAAATAGATGGCAACATTATTTTGGCAGATGGAAGAATGTTAATAATTAAAGGTGCCAAAAACACCGAACAAGCTAATCAACCTGACTCGGAACAGTAGTTCCTCGCAGGTTATCAGCACGTTCAAACGCGAAACGTCATTTCTGATTGCCAAGATTCCGCCAGCGATCGTTGAACGCGCTCGTGTGGCTTACGAAAAAGTGCTGGCTCAATACGAACCGGAGCCCGAAGAAGTTGCGAAAAAATCAAATGTCTCAACAGGCAGAAAGGCCAGGAAGTGAGCGTTAAAGACAAATATTCATTCTGGGAAGATCGCACGGTGGACGGATACCGTTACCGTTTTTCTGAGTACGCAATCAAGCGGCATCCTGTCGGCGGACCGGAGCACTGGCTGGTCTGGCAGGATTTTGAAACACCGCGCGAAACCGCCCGCGCCTGGCAGAAACTGTGCGATCAAGCTGCTGCCGAAGCGAAAGCCTTATTATGAAACTGTTGAAAGAACAGCAGGCAGATTGCATCGTGAAACTAAGCCATCCGTATGGCCGCGTTGCGCTACTGTGTGATGGGCGAAAGATTACGCTGTCTGTTGAGCAATACAAAGGGCTGTCCTTCCGTGTAATGACATACGTTGACGGGCATTTCCTTGGAAAATGGATATCCGGTACTGAAGAATATTCTGAACAGAAATTTCTGCGAAAGGTAGTGAAGCCGATCTATTCGTCCGCCATGAGAAAGAAGCTCATAAAGATCATGGGAGTGAGGCGTTTTAATACGGAGCCCGACTATCACAAAACCTACACGGTATTTTATCCGGACTGGCATGACGGAAAGGCCGCAATCAATCATCTGTGTAAAGTGTGCGAGTCGGTTGAGCTTTTGGGCGCATAGGACAGACCGAATACATAGCAGACTGACAGCCTCCGGAGGGAAACCTCCGGGGGCTTTTTTGTTGTTCGTGTGTGCAGGGGCGCAGTGTGCCGACGTGCATTTTATTCGGATAGATTGCGCGCGTACTGAACGGGACGGCTATTCCGGCCGCCATGCATCAAACAAGGAGACACACCATGAGTGAAGAAAAACCCAAAACGGGTGTTGAGCATATCATTATCGTTATGGATTCAGTTCTTGCAATCGGAACTGACATTGCTGTCGCAATGGAAGACGGAAAACTGTCGCTGGCTGAAATTCTCGGCATGAGCAAAGACCTTCCCGGTGCGATTGGTGCAATCAAAGCCGCGCCTGATCTTCCGGCCGAGCTGTCTGATCTCGACGATGCAGAGCGTGACCAGATCATCGCACACTTCGCCGATAAGTTCGAACTTCCCAATCACGAAGTCGAACAGCGCGTTGAGCGGCTGTTCCGCGTCGCCGTAAACTTCGCCGAGCAGATCGCCGAAACGATTGCGATTGTGAAGGAGTTCAAAAAACAGGGCTAATCAATAACCCAAACCGGACGGCCGTCAAAGGCCGTCTGTCTCTTTAACATAACGCGGAGAGCATCATGGCAGCGGCAGTCAGCATCGATCTTAATTTAGGCGGAATCGTCGAGAGCATCCGCAAGCACTTTGACGATAAAAAATTTACCGACCAGGAAAAAGCGGAACTTGATCTCACATTGCGCCAGGCCGAGACCTCTCTGGGCGAGAAGGAACTGGAATTCAAGAAGGCTTTGGCTGATAGCGAGGCCCGCATTGCCGAGGCACAGAGCGCAGTACTGGCCGCAGAGGCATCCGGCGAAAGCTGGCTGCAACGTAACTGGAGGCCGATGCTGATGCTTACCTTTGCTCTGCTGCTGACCTGCACATGGTTCGGTCTGTTCTCGCAGCGCATCGGCCCGGATCTCCAGCTTGAGCTGCTCAATCTGGTTAAGTGGGGAATGTCGGGCTACATCGTCGGCCGCAGCGCCGAAAAGATTGCCGGGAAGGTCTCCGGTAAATGAACGCAGGTGTTACGGAAGGTCTCGAGCCTTTTTTGAGGAACTTAATGTGGGTGCTTTGCTCGCTTTGGGTAGTTATTCAGATCGTCAGAAGTTTTAGGCGATCTCCACCGGTTACCGCTGAAATCGATAGCAAGATTACCGCCTGCAAAGAGACGTGCGACAAACGCTTTTGCGGCATGAAAACCAAAATCGAGAAGGTCGAGAGCGAACTAAAAGACCGCGCCGAGGCCGGAGAGTTAAGCCGCACCCAACTCAGCCGTGATTTTGAGGCCTTGCGCAGTGATATGGATGAAAAGTTCCGTGAACTTGGCGAGCAGGCTGCCGCCCAGGAAACAAAGGCCGACATGACGTATCAGCGGCAGATCCAGATGGATCAGAAAATCGACAAGCTGCTGAGCAGATGATTTTTAACAAGGAGACACCGTTATGCTGACTGAAGAAACCAAGGAACTGCTGAGAAACTCGATTCTGATTCAACTGGCCGCAGCCCGCCCGCTGGGCGCGCCGCGCCAGCTTATTTTAAACGGCGTTAAAACGGTCGGAGGGTTCCGGATGATGGAGGAATCCGATCTGGATAAACAGCTACGCTACCTCTTCGCGCACAAAATGATTGAACCGCTCGACCGCGAAATGAACAAGGCCAATGAGTGCTATGCCATTACCCAGACCGGCATTGCCTGGCTGGATGAACAGGGATTAATTTAAGGGAGCCTGTATGCCGACACCGAGCACCATAGACCGTTTGAACGATGATGACCGGGCGTGGCTTGAAAAGCAGCTGCTGGAGAAAAACTTCTCTGACTACGACGGCCTGATGTCGCTGCTGGCTGAACGCGGCCTTGAAATCTCACGGTCCGCGCTGGGCCGGTTCGGGAAACGCTACAAGGAATACGTTCAGAACATCCGGCGCTCAACGGATATGGCGGTGATGCTGAGTCGGGAAGCCGGCGATGACGCCAACGCGGTCGGCGATGCCACCATCCGGATGACACAGGTAGCGTTTTTTGAAGCCATTCAGAACTACGATTTTTCAAAGCTGCAGGAATCTAAACCGCACCAGCTGATTGCCGCACTCGCTGACCTGAACCGCGCAACCGTCGGGCAGAAGAAGTGGATGGCGGAAGCGAAGGCGGCGATTGAAGCCGGCAGGAAGGCGCTGGAAGGCCTCGTTAAGCAGGGCCCGACCGAAGAGACGCTCCGGCAGGCCGAAGAAGCACTCAAACTGATGTAGCGTTTGGAATTTCGAGTAACGAATTCCGAATATCGAAGGAACGATGAATGGCGAAAGCCGAAGACAGCTTTTTTCTCCCATACCAGCGGCGGTGGATACAGGACACCAGCCGTTTGAAGATCATGGAGAAGTCCCGGCAGATCGGCATGAGCTGGAGCACCGCTTATGGAATTGTCCGCCGGAAGAGCGTACGCGACGCGAAGCTGGACGCATGGATTTCAAGCCGCGATGATCTGCAGGCGCGGTTGTTTAAAGAGGATTGCAACAGCTTCGCGCAAATCCTGAATCTGGCCGTCAGTGATCTTGGCCAGCCGCTGATTGACGAAGGCAAAAAAATATCCGCCTATGTGCTGGAATTTTCAAACGGCTGCCGGATCCACAGTATGAGCAGCAATCCGGATGCGCAGGCCGGTAAACGCGGCGATCGCATTCTGGATGAGTTCGCCCTGCACCCGGATCCGCGCAAGCTGTACAGCATCGCTTATCCAGGCATTACCTGGGGCGGTTCGATGGAAATCATCTCCACGCATCGCGGAAGCCAAAATTATTTCAATGAGATCATTGAAGAGGCCCGCCACAAGGGGAACCCAAAAGGACTCTCTCTGCACCGGGTGACATTGGAAGATGCGCTGAAAGACGGCTTCCTGCAGAAACTCAAGGCCAAGCTGCCGCAGGACGATCCGCGCCAGGTGATGAGCGACGCGGATTATTTCAACTGGATCAAAGCGGGTTGTGCAGACGAAGAGAGTTTCATGCAGGAATACATGTGCATCCCGGCGGATGACGCTACGGCCTTTCTGTCGTATGACATGATTGCCGGCTGCGAATATCGCGCACTGGAAAACTGGGAGCTGCCGCTTTCCGGCGAGCTGTATCTCGGTGTGGACGTCGGGCGTGACCATGACCTGACGGTGTTCTGGATTCTCGAAAAGGTCAGCGACACTCGCTTCACGCGGCGCGTCATAGAGATGAAAGCCAAACCGTTTGCTGAGCAGGAAGCGGTACTGTACCAACTGCTAGAGCTTCCAAATATGCGCCGCTGCTGCATTGACCGGAGCGGTATCGGCCGGCAGTTTGCCGAACGGGCAGAAGAACGCTTTGGAAAATACCGGGTGGAGGGAATCCTGTTCACACCCGCCATGAAGGAAGAACTGGCCTATCCGGTTCGGATGGCGTTTGAAGACCGCACCGTCCGGGTTCCGAACGATAAGTTTATCCGGGCGGATCTGCGGTCAATTAAGAAAATTCAAACCGGCGGACAGCACGTCCGCTTTGCGGCCGATCGTGGAAAAAACGGACACGCTGACCGTTTCTGGGCTCTCGCTTTGGCTCTGCACGCCGCGAAGAGCATCCCGGTTGTTTATGAGTATGAACGGGTCGGTGCCGCTGCAGAGCGGTTCGGCTTTTAGGAGGCATTATGAAAGAGGTTGTACTTTACGGGCCGGACGGAAACCGGATTGATCTGAGAAGTTTACGGAGTGAAATTCCCGGTGTGCTCGGTTCAGTGCGCGGAACGGAGTTTGATTCACAGGCGGACATCCTGACCCCGTCGAAACTGGTTTCGATCATCAAAGATATGCAGGATGACCCGACAGCGTATTTGACGCTGGCTCTTGAAATGGAAGAACGCGAACCGCACTACGCCAGCGTGCTGCAGACACGCAAACTGGCTCTTTCCGGAATCGCGCCGACGGTTGCGGCCGCCAGCGATGAACAACGCGATATTGAGATTGCGGATGCCGTGCGTGATCTGACGGCGGAGCCTGAATTCTCCGACCTGGTTGAGGATCTGCTCGATGCGCTCGGAAAATCGTTTTCCGCCTGTCAGATTATCTGGGAGTCCGGACCGGACCGGTGGACACCGAAAAAATATGTCTGGTGGGATCCGCGCTGGTTCCAGTTCGATTATAAAAACGGTGAGGAAATCCGTATGCGTGTTGAAGGCACGCAGGACGGCGTCCCGCTGCCGCCGTATAAATTCATCGTTCACTATCCGCGTATCCGTACCGGGTTGAAAATCCGCGGCGGACTGGCCCGCCTGGCGGCGGCAGCCTACATGTGCAAAAATTATGCGATCAAGGACTGGATGCGCTTTATTGAGCTGTTCGGCATCCCGATGCGCGTCGGGCGCTATGACGTCGGGGCTTCGCCGGCGGATAAAGATATTTTGCGCCGGGCTGTTTTAGGGCTTGGAGCCGATGCCGCCGCCCTTCTGCCGAAAGGCATGGAAATTGATTTTGAAGAGATCGCTAACACAGGGGCAGGCGCAACGTTGTTTGAACGCGCTGCCGACTGGTTTGATAAGCAGGTTTCCAAAGCGGTGCTTGGCCAGACCATGACGGCCGACAACGGCAGCAGTCAAAGCCAGGCGACGGTTCATAACGAAGTGCGTCTGGATCTGCGCCGGGCGGATGCGCGCCGGCTGGCTGCTACGATTAATGCCCAGCTGATTGAACCGTTTGTGCAGCTGAACTTCGGTCAGGTAGAGCGTTATCCTCGCGTCGGATGGGAACTGAATGAACCGGAAGATTTAGTCGCAATGGCTACATCTCTGGAAAAACTGGTTCCGCTTGGAATGAAAGTGGAGGCCAGTGTTGTGCGCGACCGGTTTGGCTGGCCCGATCCGGCGGAAGGAGCGGAGTTGTTGATGCCTCCTCCATCCTTCCCCGGCGGGCCGGCTCTTAATCACAGAAAAACGCGCACCGCCGTGAATAACCAGCAGGCCGTTGAGGATGAACTGGATTCGGTAGTCTCCGACATGATGGACGGATGGGAGTCCGCTGCTGATCCGCTGCTGAGTCCGATCCGCGACCTGGTCGAAGAGTGTGAATCATTTGAAGAGCTTCAGCAGCGACTGGATGAGGTTGCTCCGGCAATGAACACATCCAAAATCACCGAACGCCTGGCGCTGGCCATGTTCAAGGCGCGCGGATCCGGAGACCGGGACTGAAACTTGAAATTGCGAAATTTCGCAAACTGACCGTTTATGCTTAACCGCACAAGGGGCTGAGGACGCTAAAGGCCATGCCGCAGGAAAAATATAATCCGGGAACACCGCCGAAAGAGGCGATCGACTATTTCCGCTCCAAGGGCTGGAAGGTCGGGTTTGATTTCCGCGATGTCTGGAAAGAAGAGCACTCCTTTGCCTTCACCGTGGCGAAGGCGATAACGGTGGATGTGCTGGAAAGCGTTCGCGGTTCTGTCGACTCTGCAATTGCCGGCGGAAAAACATTCGCTCAGTTCAAAAAGGAACTGCAGCCGGAACTTGAACGGCTCGGCTGGTGGGGCAAGCGCGAAGTCCTTGACCCGAAAGACGGAGAACTCAAGCCGGCGCAACTGGGCAGCCCGCGCCGCCTGCAGGTGATTTTTGATACCAACGTCCGCAGCGCGTATGCCGCCGGCCAGTGGGATCGCATTGAGCGCACCAAGAAACTGCTGCCCTATTTGAAATACCGGCTTGGTCCGTCTGAGCATCACCGGCCGGAACATGTTGCCTGGGACGGATTGATCCTGCCGGCGGACGATCCGTGGTGGGATGCGCACTATCCGCCGAACGGATGGGGTTGCAAATGCTGGGTGCAGCAGTTGACCCGCGCCGCTACAGAAAAAGCCGGAGGCGCGGACAACGCCCCGAAAACAAAGATGCGCGATTGGGTCAACACGCGCACCGGGCAGGTCGAAAAAGTTCCGCAAGGAATCACACCCGGCTTTGGTTTCAATCCGGGTAAGGCGCGTGAGCAGCAGAATTTTGAACGGTTTAAAGAGAAGTTAAACGGCATTTCGGAAACAGCGGCCAATGCCGTCCAGCAGGCGTGGATGCAGCCCGGTATTATCGGCCAGTGGCGCGGAAATCCGAAAGGCGCTGTTCCGGCGGCCGTACTTGACGCCGCCGCAATGAAAGAGCTGAGCGCCGTCTCGAAAACAGTGCTGCTGGATGCGGAAACCGTTAAACAGATTCAGACTGGAATGACTGATGATGAGCTTACACTGCTGCCCGATATCATCCGGTCCGGCGAACGCACACTGCGCGGAAAAATAACGCTGTTCCGGCTGGAGCGATCCGGAAAAATCTATGAAGCGGAAGTGAAGATGAATTCAGGCGAAGCGGTGCTGTCCGCTTTCCGCCGGATTTGATCCGCGCGTTTTCCTTTGATGAACCGCCATACCGTGGCGGTTTTTTTAGCGCCGCTCCGGTTGCCCGCCATCGCTAAAGAGCACTGCACCGCCGCACCGTGCCGGGCGGCAATTTATTCGGATAGATTGCGCGGCATGAAATCAATAACCGCCCTGAATGCAGCAGAGAAACGCCGCGAGCCGGAAACCATTTCCATCGCACTGAACGCAACAAACGGAACCGTGCCCGAATGGGTGGAGCTGATTCCTCCCGGCCCAATTGTGAAAGGTCGCGATCGCCGCATGTGGCAGATGGAAGACGCGCAGAAGGTGGCGGACGCTTCCAATACCTGGGCAAAAGCCAACGGCGCTCCGCTCGATGTAGAGCATGCCACCCAGATCAAAGCGCCCCAAGGCGAACCGGCTCCGGCCTGCGGATGGTTTACGGAATACCGCGTTGCTCCGAACGGAGCCATCGAAGCCAAGGTGGAATGGACGGACCTCGGCAAAGGTTATGTGGAGCGCCGCGAATACCGGTTTATCAGCGTGGCCTTCGACTATGACCTCGGGAGCTTCGAGATCCTGATGATTGTAGGAGGCGGACTGACCAACAGAAAGAATCTGTCAGTGGCCGCGTTGAATAGTGAAACCCAAACCAAGGAGAATGCAATGGATAAAGAGCTGCTGAAAGCTCTCGACCTGCCTGAAACCGCAACCGTGGCGCAAGCCTTGAATGCAGTTCAGCAGTTGAAGACCGACCGGGCCACGGCCCTGAACGCGGCGCAGAATCCCCCGCTGGACAAGTTTGTCCCGCGTGCGGACTATGATACGGCGCTGAACCGCGCCCAGACCGCTGAGAAGCAAATCAAAGACGGCGAAACGGCTGCGCTGAAAGCCGATGTACAGACCGCCATCAATTCCGCTGTCGAAGGCGGCAAAATCGCCCCATCCACCAAGAAGTGGTACGAAGAAACCCTTACCACCCGCGAAGCGCTCAACAGCTTCCAGGAAATGGTTAAGAACGCCCCGAAGGTTCTTTCCGAAACGCCGGCACCCGGCGGAAAAGTTTCCGGAACAGAAACCGCGCTCAACCAGAGTGATCTGGATGTCGCCGGCATGATGGGTCTTACCGAAGAAGATCTCAAAACCCACGGGAAATAAGGGAACCCTGAACCCTGAAATTTAAACCCTGAAAAGGAAGGAATGAATCATGGCAGAAAGAGATACAGAACTGCGCAGCGGCGAGTTGATTAATCCGCCGGTTGCAGAAGCAACGCTTATCGAAGCCGGCAAATTGGTTTGCGCCAATAGCGACGGCTACGCGGTTGAAGGTTCAACTACTACCGGGCTGACCGCACTCGGACGCGCCGAAGAAACCGTCGATAACACCGCAGGCGCGGACGGCGACGTAAAGGCAAAGGTACGTCGCGGCGCGTTTAAGTTTGCTAACAGCGCCACGAATGCAGTTACCCAGGCGAGCGTCGGAAAAACCGTTTACATCGAGGACGGTGAAACCGTCGCCAAAGATGACGGTGCGGCCGGAGAGAACCCGGCAACCAAGAGCGCTGCCGGCAAGTGCATTGAGCTGGATGCCGACGGCGTGTGGGTGGAAGTGCGGTAGCACCGGCCACAGGAACAGAACTTAAATCAAAAACAGAAGGAATTGATTATGCTGATTAATGCACAGAACCTCGGCTCGGTTTTCAAAAACCTGGTAGCCGCATTTAACAAGGCTTTTTCCGCCCCGGCCCGCAAGCCGATCTGGGAAAAGATCGCCACGCTGGTGCCGAGCACCACGAAGGAAAACGACTACGCCTGGATCGGAGCGTTCCCGCGCCTCAAAGAATGGCTTGGCGACAAGTCGGTCAAAAACCTGAGCGCCTATGAATACAGCCTCAAAAACCGCGACTTTGAAGCCACGGTGGCGGTGAAGCGCAATGATGTTGAGGATGACAACCTCGGCGCATACGGCGTGCAGGCGCAGGATATCGGCGACAGCGCCGCGATCTGGCCGGACACGCTGGTGACCGAGCTGCTCAACAGCGGGGAAACCGCCAAGTGCTATGACGGCAAGGCATTCTTCGCCGCCAACCATCCCGGCGTGGACAAGGAAGGCAAAAAAACCGTCTATGCCAATAAGGGCACCGAAAAGCTCGACGCCTCTACGCTGGCCGGCGCGCTGGCCGGATTCGGCTCCGCCAAGACCAAAATGGCCGCTTTCCGGGATGATGCCGGCAAGCTGCTGGGTATCCGCCCGACGGTTCTGGTTGTACCGACTGCCCTGGAAGATACCGCCAACCTGTTGATGAACAGCGACAAGCTGGATGACGGCAAGCCGAATCCTTATAAGGGCGCGGCCGAAGTGGTCGTAGTACCTGAGCTTGATGATCCGGCTGCATGGTACCTGATGGACTGCTCGCGCCGTCTGAAACCGCTGATCTTCCAGCAGCGCAAGAAACCGGTCTTCGTTAAACAGACCAGTGAAGAGTCCGATGCGGTATTCAGCCGCGCCGAGTTCCTCTACGGCTGCGAAGCCCGCGGAGCGGCCGGCTTTGGTCTCTGGCAGCAGGCTTATAAAGCCGACGGAACTGCCCAGTAAGATCGCCACTCCGGGGGCTGGGGTTCCCCACTCCCGGAGTTTTCCGAACCTCGGAAGGAATCATTCCGGAGTTCGGAAAACTGAAGGCGGTTTAAAACAGCGCTGTGGCGCGCGACGGCTTTTACGACCGAGTACGCGGACGAACGGGGTGCTCGAAGATTTAAACGGGGTTTATGCGGTTTTAAACAGGGGTTGAGAGGACGGCCTGCCGGAACAGGGAAAGCCGCGTCTCAAAATTGAGAAAAAAGAGGTTTGAGGGGTAGAAAATGGGTTACGCGGTACAGGCGGACATCAAGCAGCGTTACGGGGAGGATTTTCTCTGGACGGTTGCGGACCGTGACGGTGATAGCGTGCTGGATGCAGACGCGATCAGCCGGGCGCTGGAAGACGGCGCGGCAGAGATCGATGTTTACCTGAACGGCCGTTACAGCCTGCCGCTGGCAACGGTTCCCCGGACACTGGTTCTATGCTGTGTGGATATTTCAGCCTACAACCTGGCTACCGGTACTGCCCTGAGCGACGAGATTAAGGAACGGTACAACCGGGCAATCGGCTTGCTGAAACGGATCGCCGACGGAAAAGCCGATCTCGGAATTCCTGAAACCCAGAAACCGGCACCGGCCGGCGGCGGCGGGTTTGTTCAGACGGGAAGAAATGATTTTGGCGGATGGCGTCCATAAGCGCCTCCCAATTTAACCTTGAAAGGAGCAACTATGAGACGGATCGGACTGATTGGATTGATGTTGGTTGCGGCGGCGGCCGCTTTTGGTGAATCACCTGCGGCTCTCAGCGTCGGCCAGACGGCGGTAAAGATTTTACCGGAACGCAATCTGACCCGGAGCAGCGGAATACCCTGGACTGCCACGAATACGGTCAGTCAGGGCAATATCATCCGGTGGAGCAGTCAGTTCTATATGGCTGAGACCGGCGGAAGGCTTGGAACCAATGCGCCGGTGCATTTGGCCGGCACCGAGCTGAACGGGACGGTTCCGCTGCGCTATGTCGCGGCCGGTCCGCGTCGCGGGTTCATTGCCCAGATGCAAAGTTCCGGTACGGTTTACCTTTCAGTGTCTCTTTTCCCTGCTGACGGCTCCGGAGTAAAGGTGTCCGGGGATCTGAGCCACTGGTCTGAAAGCGGTGACGGTTGCCCGCAAGGCGCGATATACGGCATCAGCCATTCCGGGCAAACCAATCTGGTTGGCGGAATTGAGTGGTAGGAGACAGCCTTGAAACCGGAAACCGTAAATTTTAAGTGGCTGGCGGCGGTGTTGCTGATCGCAGCAGCCGCGCCGGCTGATCTGGTAAACAAGCTGGCGGAAACCGACCCGGTAGCCGGTCCGGTTGTTAGCGGAATAGTTCAAGGTACACAGCCGCTGGATGGTGTTCTTCTGGACCGCCAAATCTCCAGCTGGTCCGAGATCGGCCTGACCTATATGGATGCCGTGCGGCTTAATAGCGAGGTAACGGTGTCGAACGATGCCGTATGGACCGGCTGGATAACTACCGGAGATTTGCTGACAAATAACACTATTTTCCTGACCGAAGGCGAAATTCTGGAAAGCCCGGTGCAGGCCGGCGGCGTTGCACGGTTTAATGTGACGGCTTCCTCGTCGGGAAATGGTACCGGCTGGTCCGCATGGGTAATGGTTGGCACCAATCAGATGAGCGTGCCTTATCAGGGATCGAACGGCGTGCTGCGGATTACCTGCGGAAGCACGATGCCTGGGCAGACTGCTGGAATGACAGTCAGTGCGGTTAAGATTACCGGCTATTCCAACGCGTCCGAAGCTGAAACTCCGAAAACAGTTTCGGGCCTGCGGGTGATTGAAGAGCCGGCCGACGAAGAGTCAGTGACGCCAAGGTGGTACGTGGACGCTGAGGCCGGCCGGAGCCGGGCTTACAGCGACGCACAGCTTGCCTCCTATGCGGCAGACGGCGCAAAGACGGTTTCCGGCGCGCAGTTGCGTTTAAATCCAACATGGACAGCTGTGCAGAGCGGTACCGCGTACATTCTTTCCGCCGGCGAAATTTCAGGCGACGGTTCGCTGGCCGGAACAACGAATGAGTTTGTCTTTTCTAAAAACGACTATCCTTTGCTGGCATTCAGTTCAGCGGCATCCGGTTTGCATATCAATGGGTCAATGCTGGTACAGGCTGGATCCAATGCAGTTGTCACTTTGTATATTGCCACTAACGGCGTTGTCTCCGAACCCTTCGGCGAATGGGCGGATAGTCTTGTTGCTGGCGGGTGGCACCGCCCGGATGGTTATCTGACCAACAGCTACCCGGCCGCGGTGAACGGTTCTTATGTGCTCAGTTATTCTGCTCCGTTTGAAACTTCCCATTTTTTCCGCGCGATGCAGCCGGCCGGCGAGAGCGTTGCCAGGGTTAAAGCAGACGCGCTGAGTCTCAATGGGCACCGCATCAAGGATGTCTCTGAAATCGTATTTACAAACGGCGCGAAGCTGGTGGTCAGCGGAAACACGCTGATTATTCAACCCGCGCCATAAAGGAGATCGAATGAAAAAGTTATCCGTTATCAGCTTTTTAATTTTGACGGCCGTCTGCCTGGCAGCCCGCTCCCAGGAGCGGGTGGATCTGACTCTCGGCGTGGTGATTCAGCCCGACCGGATTTCATTCCAGCGGCTGGAATTCCGTCCGGAAACGGTGGCCACCAATACAACCTATGAGTGGCAGACGGTCACCGACGTTCGCACAAATTTATATTACGGCATGCAGCCGGATGAAGTGGTAACCAACACGGTGCGGCAGCAGGCCGCCGTGACGGCCGTTGTGACCAATCCGGCAATCTGGATTGCGCCCTTTGAATACACCATCCCGGCCGGCGAGCCGATGCTGATTGCCGGCGCGCTCGATGCGCGGCCGCAGCGTAAAGCAGTGATGGATGTGCGGCTGGTGCTGTCAGCGGATCAGCTGAGGTCCATCCTGGGCGAAGAATTTTATCTGCAGACGGCGACGGCCGCATCCATGTTCGGCCCGCTGCCTGTATCCGGTCAGCTCGCTCAAGCGCTGCGCGGAGCAGTTCTGTCCGCTATGCAGGATGGAGGCGCTCAATGACAAAAATTCCTTTTCACTGGATACTGTGCATTCTGCTACTGATTTTTGCGCTGCTTTTCGCAGTGCAGGTTCGCGCTGAGGTTTA